CGGTTATTTAGTTTGCTTGGGAAAATATGTGGAGTGGAATACCGGAAGATTGGTTAAGAAGCGAAGCAAAAAACCGCTACAGTACAAGGACTTAAAAGAAATCTTTCCTTGCGGAAACAAGAAGCTAAACAGAATATTGAATGATTTGAAAGAACATGACCTTCTGTATAACACGCAGGAAGGTTATTTTATTTCTAATCGGATTGTAAAGAAGGGAAAGAAAAAGGAGGCTGCTAGAGATGGCTTATAGAGTAACCAGGTATGAAGATGCTTTTGAGGGTGTTTTAGACGAAAAAGTTAAGGCCTTCATAGCTAGATTGGAAAAGGATGGACACACGGAAAAATTTACTATATGGAAAGCACAGGCCAGGAAGGAAATAGACGAGATAAGAAACAGGCGAATGGTTTCGCCCGGATACCTATGTAATAAACAAGATTAAGGAGTTGAAAGCGATGTTTCGTTGTGAGGGGGTGGGCTAATGCCTAAAGAAAGGAAAGCTATATTTGCAAAGGAATATTTAACTGATCTCAATGCTACTCAAGCAGCCATTAGAGCCGGGTATAGTCCCAAGACAGCTAAGCAGCAGGCATTAAGGTTGATGAATAGGCCAGATGTCCAGGAATGCATTCAGCAAGCCATGAAGGAAAGAGAAGAACGCACCAATATAACCGCAGACTATGTCTTAACTACAATCCATGAGACGGTAGAAAGGTGCCGGCAGTCATACCCTGTGCTCGATAGGAAAGGCAAGCAAGTATATGTAGAAACACCAGAGGGCGATATGCTACCCGCCTATGTTTTCGATTCTAAAGGGGTTTTAAAAGGGTGCGAACTCTTGGGTAAGCATCTAAAGCTGTTTGTTGACAGGACAGAGCACACCGGGGCCAATGGGGGGCCGATAGTTGTTAAGTTACCGGATGAGTTGGAGTAGGAGGTATATCATGTCTGATTTTGATACTATATCATCTGTGCAGCAGGCGGTACAGAATATATTAGATCAAGTCAATCAGGGCAACGTTGTCGGGATCATATACCAAATCAAGCTAGACACAGATCAATCCATGACTGGATGGACAAACAATATCTCATATATTGAGAGATTGGGGTTGTTAGAGATGGCTAAGCAAGATATGCAGTATGTCGTTGGCAGTGATATAGAGGATTAGCCTATGGAGTTTGATTTAACAAATCTATCAAAGATGATCCCGCCGATATTTTACCCGGCCTTCAAGTTCAAGGGCCGATTTTTAGTTTTATATGGCGGTAGTGGCTCCGGTAAAAGCTACTGTGCTGCAGACAAACTGCTGGTAAGGATTTTAAAAGAGGATAAGCATAACATCTTGTGTGTTAGGGATACTGGCAAATCAGTTACCAAATCCCAATTCCCATTGATTGAGGGCGAAATAAAAAGATGGGGACTAGCGGACCATTTTACAATCAATCGCAGTATGGGCAATGAGAGGATTATATGCAAGCCCAGTGGCAACCAGGTCATATTTAGCGGTCTTGATGACGTCGAAAAGCTCAAGTCCATCTATGATGTCACCTCGATATGGATTGAGGAGGCCAACGAGATTACTCCAGAGGACTTTAGGGAGTTAAACCGACGTCTTAGGGGCTACACAGGCAAAAACAGGGATGGCTCACCAAAGTATATGCAGATTATCCTTAGTTTTAACCCGGTGTCCGAGTTGTCGTGGCTCAAGCAAAGGTTTTTTGATGATCTCAAGGATACCCTTATTTTGTATGGTACTGAGCAGGTACAGGCTTTTAAGGGTAACATCAACCAGTACGGCACATATATCAGCCATAGCACCTACAAGGATAATCCTTTTATTGATGATGTATATGCCAAGGAGATGGAAGAATTAAAAAGGTATGACGAAGCCGAATATAATGTCTATGCTTTGGGGCTTTGGGGTATTCCAGGAGGTACATTCTTCGACAAAACCAATGTTGCCAAAAGAATCCTGGAAGAACGCACCAATTACCCTCTTAAACAGGGATATTTTGAATTTGACTACATAAACGACAAGATAATTGATGATTCCATTAAGTGGGTCGAGGATAAGAGCGGTTATATCAAGATATATGAGGAGCCACAAAAGGGATTTCCTTATGTTGGAGGCGGTGACACCTCTGGGGAGGGAAGCGACTGGAATACCGGTGCTTTCACTAACAACGTTACTGAGCATGATGTTGCCTTTTTAAAGATTAATTTTGACGAGGACTTATATGCAAGGCAGATGTATTGCCTTGGCAGGTATTATAACTTTGCTTTATTAGGCATTGAGACCAATTACAGTACCCATCCGGTTAAGGAGTTAACCCGGCTAGGATACCCGAACCAGTATGTGAGGGAGGAGACACCTGATGCCTTTACTGGCAATCTTACCAAGAAATTCGGGTTTAACACCAACAAACTGACCAGACCTGTAGCCTTGGGGATGTTAAGGACTGTTATGAGGGAGCACCCGGAGAGAGTAAAAGACATGGATACCCTTAACGAGATGACCACCTTTGTTAAAAATGAAAAAGGCAAACCGGAGGCCGCCAATGGCTTCCACGATGATTGCATTATGGCAAGGGCTATAAATTGCTATATAGCCTTTCAACAGCTAGACCATCCGAAGGTAGATGCGGAGGAAAGGCCAAAGAAGCTGGCTGAAAAGTTAGGAGTTAAGAAGTTTAGAAATGGGGTGTTTGTGAGTTGAGTTTAAGGGAAAAGGCCAAAAAGATAAAAGATGCTTTTAAGAAGGCTATTGGCAACGCCCCTGTATGGGATATGAGTACCAAAGAGGCCAGGGAATGGCAGGTTAAAAGGGATTTTGAAGCATTTAAGGCCAATAAATCAGAAGTAACCTTGAAGTTTGTGGAGTTAAACGACTATTACCATAATCGTAACAACAGCATAAAACAGGCGATAGAGTTAGCTGAAAGCTCAGGCGCAACCTTTATACCTCCGGGACTACCGGAGGCTTTTATTCATGTGGAGTCACAGATTGATCCTGATGTGCCGGATTTTGAGTTTAAGGGCAGAGATGTGTTTACAGACCCGCAGAAGGCCAAGGAGAGAGAAGAAGTATGCAGGTATATCTGTTATATAAATGACCTTGATTCGCTTACCCTGGACAACGAGAGGCCTCTTAAAAAGGTTGGCTGTTCTTTCTTTAAGGTATCATGGGATGATTCTATACAAGGACCTGGTATTGTGGGGGATATTGTTATAGGCAATCCACCGCCTACCAGTATATTTCCTGACGGTTCTGCTTATGACATAGACGATTGCGAGGCATTTATATATTCTTTCAGGACTCATAGACGCAAGGCTATGAGAATGTTCCCTAATGCTGAATGGGATAGGATTCCAAACGATGGCAACCATGAAGATACCGAGGTTTATCGTTCTTCGGCAAATAATTCTTCGCAAACTTCACAAACAATAGATGATGACACAGTACAGATTATTGAATATTGGTATCGTGATAACGAGGGTGATATTGCCTGTTCGATCCAAATCAACAATATAGAGGTTAAATGGATAGAAAAATACTGGATTAATACCAGGCACAGCGGCAACAAAATGTATCCTTTCGCCATGTGTACACAGACCCCGGTTGAGCAATCATTCTGGCCTTTAGGCGAAATTGAGTCTATACGACCGCTTATAGATGCAGCGGATCGTGAGTTCATGACCGCTATCATGAATGACGCATTAATGGCTAACGATATTTTAATCAGGGAAGAAAACGCATTAGTTGAAGGCAGCTCAATAACCAACGTGCCTGGTTCTGAGGTAATAGTTAAAACTGGTATGGTAAATGCAGTTCGCAGACTTGGAGGGCTGAAGGAAAACAGTGGATTGATTAATACCATTAACTTTCTTCACGACAAGATTCAAGAAACTAATGGCAATTATGCAACCAAAGGTGCAGAACCGCAAAGGGTAACAACTGCAAGCGGATTGGCTCAATTAAGAGAGGACAGGGAAAGCAGGAGCAACATTAAAAAGGCTGGCAGGTTGTTAGGCTTTAAAAGGCTCTATCAGCTTATAGATTGGTCCGTATTGGAGTTTTACAACATAGATAGGTATATCCTTATTAGAGGCCAAAAAGAAGGCGAACAGGACCAAGTAATGACCTTTAATTCTGAGAACTATGCTTCAATGTTGCCAAGTGGCGAAACTTACTATCCTAAGATTGATATTGAGATATCTGCCATACCTGGTATTGCCAAGAGTACGGCATTTAATCTACAAGCATTGCAGGAGTTGGCGAGATTGCCGATTAACCCTCAGAATGTTCAGATAGTGCTGGCAATAATAGACCTTATTGATATGGATAACAAACAAGAGATTAAAGAAAGCATATTGCGGTCATTGCAACCGCAACAACCACCGGGCGGGGAGACACAACAAGATCCGCAAGCGGTGTTCGACAGCCTACCGCCGGAGATAAAAGAAATAGTAAGTCAACTGCCTCCTGACACACAGGAGGCTTTTTTAATGTCTGACCCTGAGACACAGGCACAGATGATACAAGAAATAGTCGCTCAGGTGCAAGGGGGTGTGGAATGAAGAAGATTCCCAAGGGACTAGAAGCACTCAAGAAGATAGGGCAGGAGAAAGTTGTGCCAAAGAAGCCCAAGAAATGACAACCCGGAAAGACGGGGAATAATAGCCGACAGGCTTAAAATGGAGGTTTTGTAATGTTTAAGAATTTATCAACCATGCCTTTTCTGGAAGCTGATGATGGCTTACTGGATGGTGGCGCTCCCAACGGCAACGAGCCGGAAGAAAAAACATTTACGCAGGCTGACGTTGACAGAATCATAGGTGAAAGGCTTAGCCGTGAGAGTATTCACGATTACAAGGCTATAGCCGAAGCATTGAAGGATTTTGGATACGAGGGAACACCTGCGGAAGTTAAAGTTGCAATCAAGAATCATGCTGAAGCCTATAAAGCTAAGCTAGAGGAAGAAAGATTGCGGGAAAAATCGGATACCACGGGGATTGACCCGGAAATACTCAAAGATATTGAGGAAATAAAAAAGAAACAGTTAGAGGCTGAAAAAAGAGAAGCCGAAGCGCGCAAGGCAGAAGAAGAAAAGAAAGCATTTGATGAAAACTGGAATAAGCAGGTAGCTGAATTTACTGAAGCATACCCTGATTTAGACCTACAGAAAATAGGCAATGATCCTGACTTTAAAGAGTTTTTTGGCGATGTTTTTCCCAAATTGACACTTAAACAATCTTATGAGAAATATGTAAAATTCGTCGGTGGAGCCGAAAGTAAAACCATTGCCAAACTGCAAGCCAATGCCAGCAGGTCAACAACCAGCGGTAAAAGCAAAGGTGAGGCAGGCGGTGGTACTTATGGACTCACGCCAAGACAACAGCAATTAGCTGATGAAAACGGCATGACTTACAAGGAATATTCCGATTTATTAAGCCATGTAATTAAACGTAAATAAGGGGGTTTTGTAAAAATGAACATTCAATATGCCTATGATTTAACCGGATCAGCTTATCCGGTAATAAAGGAGTTTGATATTGCCTACAACACAGTAATAGAGATGGGCGAGGTTGTTAAATTATCTGCTGGCTATGTTGTAGCTATAGGTAACACTGACCAAGATGATCCTTATCTTGGTGTAGCTGCAGAGGCTCATGATGGAGTCAACAACATATCCACAAGGATTAAGGTTTACTGTTCACCAACTGCGGTTTTTAAATGCAAACCGAATACTGTTTCTACTGCTGACAGTGGCAATACTACTACTTGGGTAGATGCCGAAGTTGGGGCTGTAGCAGATGATACTTATAATGGTGGCTGGTTAAAGGTTAAGTCTACTGCTGCATTAACCGATGCAATTAATAAGGCTATAAGGATAACTGACTTTGCTACTTCAACCGGGACTTTTACCGGAACTTTCACTGGCGGTGTTACTGCTGGTGATACTGCGGTCATACTTCCACCTGTAGGCTCTCATGGTTGGGATTTAAACACTGACGGTGACAATCTTAATGTGAAGGCTAATGGCGGTGAATCAATAATTATTGTTGATGTTGATACCGATCTCGAAGAAGTATATTTCATGTTCAGACTTCACCAATTTGGCAACTATATGTTAGCTGCTATTTATGTTCCGCAATAATAGCTATAGTTGTTTAACCTAAAGCACCCCTTTAATCGGGAGTGCTTTTTTATTTTTGAAAAGGAGTGATAAAAAAATGTTAGATGTTATGACCTGGGCAGATGATATGTACCCATTAGTTTTTAAAAGATTTCAGGACAGGTATGACAAGAGAACCGACCTTGTAAAAAGTGTTATTGGGTATCAGGGGATCAAAACCCTATCAATGTATGATGAAGGTATTGGCGGCTATGGCTATGTTCCTGATTATAATGGTACTCTTATAACCGAGCTAAACCAAAAGAGAGGCTTTAAGACCACATATACGCCTAAAGAAAAGGCTGCTAAGGCTACAGTTCATTACAAATATGCCAAAGTTGATCAATCTGGCGAAGCCAAAAAGGCCGGTACTAAAATGGCTGACTCTTTGGCAATGACTCAGGTAAGGGACTTTTATAATATCTTTGCCAATGGCTTTAATTCCAATTATACCGGTGCAGACGGTAAATCTTTATTTGCTAATGACCATCCAACCAACAGCGAATCTGACAGCACTTTTGATAATCTTGGAACAGATGAATTTGCAATATCAGCTATAACAGCTGCTCAATCTGCTGCTCAAAGATTTGTTACTTTTGATGGGCTTCCTTTTGATTGTGATTTTAATCTATGTCTTGTTTCTCCTGAACTTGAACCGAAAGCAAAAGAGTTCTTTGGGAAAGAAGCAAGGTTAATTCCTGAGTCTGCTGAAAATGGTGCAAATCCTGTTTATGAAATGAAGTATGTTGTTATTAAGGGATTTGCTGCTAAACAATGGGCAGTAGGAGATTCCCTGCTCATGCAGGAATACATTAAACTGGTTGAGATAACTGCACCTATGGTTATTCCTAATAAGCCTGACAATCCTCTTATCCAGGAGTATGTTGGCTATATGGATTATGTTATGGGATGGTCTGATGCACGCTGTATTTATGGTTTTAATCCGGCTTAGTAGGGGTTTTGTCCCCTACTATTTTTTAGGAGGTGAATATTTTGTCTGGACTAGATAAAAAGGGTTCTGAGTTTCCAAATGGGATTAATGTTCCTAACGATAAACTGTTTATAAACGGAACTGCTGTTACCTCAACTGCTGCAGAGTTAAATATTTTAGATGGGGCAACTGTTACTGCTGCTGAAATCAACCGGGCCTGTGATACTTCAGCAAGAATTGTTAATGCTGCTGCTGCTACATTGGCAGTAAGTGAGGCGGCGCATGATGGCAAAATTATTACTTTGAATAAAGCTGACGGACAGGCCGTAACCTTACCTGCTGCAACCGGAAGCGGAACAAAATTACAATTTATAATTGGTACTACGATCACATCAGTAGGAACTACTATTAAGGTAACCGGTGATGATATTATGACCGGTGCAGCTATTATCTGCAACGATACAGATGATTCTGTATCAGGATTTGAAACTGCGGCAGCCAGTGATACAATTACCTTCGACGGCTCCACTACAGGTGGGATTAAGGGTGATAGTGTAGAGTTAATTGATATTGCTGCCAATACATGGTATGTGCGGATTGTTGGTTCTGCAACTGGCTCTGAAGCAACGCCATTTAGTGCAACTGTATCTGCTTAGAGTTTTATAAAATGGGGGCTTTATGCCCCTGTTTTTATTATTAGGGGAGTTTTTATGTTTAATGTAAAAACCGAAACAATTACAAGTCAAACTAACGAATTGCTTTATAACATTTGGCAGGAGTTAATAAAGCTAAACAATTCTTTATCTTCTGATACCAAAGAAGAAAAAGATTACAGTAATTTAAAAAGGCAAGAGTTAATTGCCTTGGTTAAGGAACTGCCAAATAAACCGGATTCATGGCCTAGATTAAGCAATGATAACCTTATTAAGCTTCTGAAAGAAGGTGTTTAAACTGTCATTAGCAACCATTCAAAGATTACAACCCATGGGTAAAGTTACACTTCATAATGCTGTTAAGGCAGCGGGTGACGGAGTTATATTAGAATTGTTGGGCGAATTTCCTGCGGTAGCAGTTGAAATAAGCGGTCTTACCGCCGGAAGTGCAACAATTACCTTTAAAGGCTCTGTAAATGCAAAAGGTACTTATTATGAACAAAGGGCATTAAACAAGAAAACAGGAGAGGTTTCTTATGCCGTAACAACCGATGGAATATATCTTCTTGATGTTATTGGATTAAGTTATCTTATAGCTGATATAACAACCTATGCCAGCGGTACTATAACAGCGGTTGCACAAGCTGTGCCAATCGCAATCAGTTTGCCTGGCGGGATTATAGATTCAAATGGGTATCAAACCGTTAAGGTTTCAGATGGCACTACGGCTGCTGCTGTTACTGTCGATGGCGAATTAAAGGTAAATGCTAATCTTGATGCTGTAACAATAGGCGATGTAGGTGGCAAAGCTGCCCATGATGCTGCTGCATCTGGCAACCCTGTGCAAGTTGGCGGTGTTTACCGGGCTACAGACCCTGCCGTTGCAGATGGTGA